TAAATTGTCTATAACTTGGGTGCTTGTTAAATATAATGACGCAGCATCTGCAGTAATATCTTCGACTACAAACTGTTTGTTAGGTTTATTATTTCTGCCATTTGAAAGTACAATGATCGGATCGCCATAGATTGATCCATTCCATGTTCCTGGGACTGTATATTTACCTTTTGCATAATCCACAGTACTCCCAAACCGAATACTATTTCCAAATCGACCTTCAAGGATATAATCTCCTTCATATGGTTGCACTGGCGAAATCGATTTTCTTGTAAATGTATAGCCAGGCTTAGTAGAATCTATTTGATCTTGTGATGTAACTTCTGATACCCCTGGCAACATGTTTTCATTAATCGAAGAATGTAAATCAACTGATGTGATATAATACCATTGTTCTCGACGCGTAGTCGCAGAAGATTGTTGATTAAATGTTTTATAAATCAAAACAAATTCTCCAACTAATGGTATTTGTTTTAAATTAATATTGGAAGGCTTAACAATGAATTCCTCATTATTATAATATGTACTACATGATCTTACGCGCAATGCAAATAATTCATTTATTGTAGATTCAGATCCAGACGCAATGTACTGGTACGTGTTATCGTGGGCTAAAACTTCAGCTACATCAAAATTAAGCATTTACATCCTTTGCAAGTTTGCTTTTAGCAGTTTCGATTTTTGATTGTAAGACAGAATCTTCTTGTGTAATTGCTTCTAACTCATCTTCTAATTCAGTAGACATAGTTTTCTCAGCAATTTTCATTAGCTGTTGCTTTTCCTCATCACTTAGTAAGCCGTCAACTCCATCAATGGTTTGCTTGGTAGAAATAAATCTTTGAACAATAGCTGTTAGTTTAACTAGATGATCATCATTTTTAACGGCAACATCGAGGTATTCTTTAATTAGTGGAACAATCACTGTAGCATCAGATGCATTGCGAATTAACGGTTGCAACTGTGCTATCAATTGATTTATTTGTCTATCTTTTTTTTTAGAATTGTGATAGACATCGGACATTAAATCTGCAAAACTTGTTCCTTTGAATAGTTCATCATTTTTATCCATAACGTAAAATCCTTTAATATAAATATCAAAAAGGCAGATTTACATAGTCTGTTTGTTCGTATTCATGAAACTTATCAATATAAAGTTGTTTTAATATTTTAATTACTCGAGTAATATTGTTTGTTTCTAAACCTGTACGCTCTCGTATAAAAATATACAATGCCTTTTTATTGAAGTCTTCAATGTTTTCTCGGGATTCAAAAATATGCAAAATTGAGTCGGCTACATGAATATCGACTGAACTAGAAAACATGTAATTCAAATTATCATAACAGTGTTCAATATATGCATCCATGAAATATTTAAGGGTTTCACGCATTTCATCATTGTGAATTTCAGTAATGATATTACGTTGGTCATCGATATTGATTTCCATTGTATTTGCCTTTAACTTTTTATAGGCTTTATCATTTTCAGCAATCAAATAATTAAATGAAGTTCTAGTATAATATGAATATGCTTTTCCTGCTGAGGCATTAAATTTATTCAACCTCTCAGTTAAATAGGTAACTAGATCAGTTTGCAAATCAACAAATGAAGAATCAATATAAGTAGGTTTTACTTTATTAATTAAGTTTTCTGCTAACTTCATGAATGCTGGATAAATAAATCTGCGATAAATTCGTTCTCGCAAAACTGGTCTATCTTCAATTTTATTGTAAGCAGAAATAGCTATGTCTGTAATCTTTGTGAAATAGTTATTACTTTTTTTCTTGCGCTTCGCCATCGAATATATCTTTAAGTTCTGTAATTGTTTCTTTTAATAATGCGAAGGTAGTACCGGCTTCGTCTTCTGCTTCGAATGCTCCTAGTCGGTCAATGTTCTGCATGTTTTCATATGACTCACCAATTTTAGAAAACATATAAACATTGGTAGTTTCTAAGTCCTCAATATATTCTTGTGCATCTGCTAATAGTCCAGCCAAATAATAAGCTCGGTAACCACAATACAATGTAGCTCCGAATAGTAATACACAAAAGATTGCTAAAAATATCATATCAATTAATCATTAAATGCACTAAAGATACCTGAGATATCCGTTAAGGCTTGTTCAACATCTGGATTTGATTCTGCTAAGTTTTTCAATCCGTTACTTTTTGTGGCTTTTGATTTCTCAACAACTGGAGTTGGAGTTCCATTTTTAAATTGTCGCCATCTTTCATATTCAATTGTTGATGCCATATGATCTGCATGGTGCAAAATAATTGGAAGATTGGTTTTCAATTTAGCTTGAGGAGCTCGTGCAACAAAGTATGGTTTATTTGCCTCATCATACATTCCATCATGAATCTTGATGGCTTGATATTCAGTCCAAGACATTTTAACATCATATTCTTGCAACAACCAAATTGAAAGATCTGGTACCATAGCAAATGGAATAGCTGCATTTGTTTTGTAAAGTTTGCCTTGATTTTTACGATGCCAATCCGAAGTTTCTACTTGATATACTTCATTTCCGTCACCCGGAAAACCTGCCTTACCAAGATCGTGATGCATGGCTGCAAACAATAATTCTTCTTCAGTATACCCAGACATATCAGCACCCATCACAGTCCAGGTATTATGCAAAGTTAACGCACAATCCATTACTCGAAGTACATGATCAACATATCCTCCTGCAAATGCATTATGAAAGTGTTCCATGGAAGATGCTGGCATAAATACCATGCGTTCTTCTAATTCATCATACATTTTATTTAATGCATCTTTTCGTGAAGGGAAGAAATCATTGACTAGGCCACGATATCTTTCCCAATTAGATTTTATTTTTTCTGCTTCTAACATAGATTAGTTTTTACTAATATTATAATGAATTATTTGCGTAATTCCAATTTATGACCATCTGCTAATTTTGAAGTGCATTGGTAACATGTAATAGCAGTTGCATTAACATCAACTCGTTCTGATACATTGGTGCAGTATTTACATTGCATTTTTTTATAGCCACGTGGAGTAGCTAAAGATTTTGTTTTTGCCATAAGTTTTGAATTATTCGCGATCTAGATGATAACGAGCTGAATCTAATTTTTTCAATGCACGAGCCAAATTATCCAGAGCTGAATGTACGTCTGTATTGCCCTCTTTAATTGCCCTGCCTACCATTTGTACGATATTTCTTGCATCTTCGATATCGTCAGTAATTTTGTTTTTGAATTTCATAATGTAACCTTATTAAACATTTATTTAATATAAATATCAAGATTCTAAAATCAATGCTCGATTTTGAGTGCATTCTACGCCTATACGGATCAAAGCCTGCTCTTTTGCCTTTGCTTCAACCATAATATCTAAATCTGCAACACCGTAAGTATTCGGAAGATCTAAAATATAATCAGCATGCGCTTGTTCTTTGATCTTGGTAAATTCTTTGTATTGTTTGTGGAATGTCGGCCAATTTGGCAAATCTTCCATGGAAATGTTATTGCGTTCAAATATCTGTTCAATTAGTATTTGATACTCTCTACGACGTGATTCGGAATAATGGGTACATTGAGTCACACCATGTTTCTCCCACGTGCTACGAGCCATAAAGAAGGCTTCTTGCTCAGATAAGTCACCGGTATTGAAAGTATGATGCCAATAATCAAATGTAATCGGAATTTCAATCTGAGAATGTACACGCTCATACAAATCACGAACTGAGTACATGGATGCTTTGTCGTCATTTTCAATAACTAAACGTTGCTTGCAAGAATCTGATAAACGATCATAATTTTTCAACCAACGGTCAATGGTAGCATCTTTGTCGCCATATGTCGAGCCAATGTGAATATTGATCTTGTTTTCGAAGCTTGGGGCAAAACCCATTAAGTCCCACAATTCAGAATGACGTTCCAAACTAACCAAACTATTGTCAACAATATGTTCTTGGGGACTACCTAGGATATGAAACATTCCAGGATGCGTTGTGATGCGATGCCCGTGCAATCTAGTATAATCGCCAGCAGCTCGAAGATGTTGAGCAATTTCTGCAATTTGCGGCAAATCTGCTAATTCATAATGATTCCATCGGGGAAAGAGCTCAGAGCCTAATCGAAACAATGTAATGCCATTTGCTTGATTCCATTGGAGAATAGGCAACAAGTCATGGGCATTTGCCAACGCAATCTCGCCTGCTAATTTAAGTCCGCCTTGCTGAAACTTTCTATCAATCATCGTGCGACCCGTACGAATACCTTGAGCACCCAATTCCATGTTGTTACATGCATATCCAAATCTAATCATAATCATTTTCTTAATTATAAGAAATTAAAACCACATTTCCTAGCAGTTTAATATTTATTAATATGATACGATTAAAACAGATATTAACTGAACAACGAGATATCACTCAGGATGTAATGCGACAAGGACCAGCTGATCCTAATGCAATTACAGGAGCATTCAATGCAAAACGAATTGCTAAGCAAATATATGATGCTAAAGGAGTTGTATCTGATTCAGAAGAAAAAGTAGCACCAGCATTTGCTGCGATAAAAAATCTCGCACAGTATACTCAAGTAAATAAAGAATTACAAAAATTAGCAGGACGTGGCATCGGCGAATATCTAAGTAGTTTTTTAGATATTAATCCTAGAATGAATATTGCTAGCAGATTAATGGAATTTATCCCAGAAGCTCATTGGAGTTGGACAATCAAACAAATTGTGCCATGGTCTGATTTTAGAATTGTCGCACAAAAAAATCCTAGTTTATATGATAAATGGCGAGCAGGTCAAACCGGTACCGGAGAAGAAAAATCATTGTTAAAATTAATGAAAGGGCCATATGCACAAGCATGGTCTTGGTACACAAATTTGTCAACTACAGAACAGCTAGAAACATTCTGGAAAGAAAATGGTCATACTATTTTAACTACTATACAAATTGCATTATTATTTATTCCTGTCGTGGGTTGGTTTGCTTCTGCAGGTATTGGATTAGCAAATGCCGGAATGTATTACAAAGAAGGTGATACTAAGCAAGCTGGTATCGAAGCAATATTTGCATTATTACCAGGCGTTGGTAAAATTGCTAAAACTATTCCCGGTGTTAGCAAATTAGGTGCAAAGGGTATGGCAAAACTAGGTGGAAAATTAGCTACATCAAAAAAACCAATATTAAATAAAATTGAAATGCAAGTGATTAAAGATATGTCTAAATACAAAGATCTAATTAAAACTGACTTAACTGAATATTTTAAAGCACGTGCAAAAAATGAGGCTGCATTGATAGCTAAAAATTCTACAAAAAGTAAAGCTGCTCAAATTGCTAGCAATTCATTGAATAAATTTGCTGCAGGCGGTATTGGATTAGGTAAATTTGGAGCCGAGGCAGCTGCAGATATTGGCTTAACCGATACAGCTATTTCCGGATGGGAAAAGATATACACAGCTGCTGGATTGGATAAAGCTGGCGGACAGGTAGTATTAGATCCAGAGATTGCAGCGTATGTAAAAGATCCAGAAGCTTATATGAAAACAAATCAGTTTTATGATTTAATGAAATAATATATTATGAAAAAACTAAAATTAGTAGAACTTTATGCTGATCAAACACCTAGTGCTGCGATTGTGAATGCCAAAAAGCAACAGATAAAATCTACATTAACAACAGGAGGACTGCCAAAAGCCGTCAAAAAAAACCCTGCAGAAACAGAAGCTGATTTAATTAAAAAATGGTCCGAACCAGAAGAAGATGATATTGACCCGGTAGGAGGAGTAACCGGGGCTTTGAAAGAATCTATCGATCTAATCTATAAATATCCTTGGCTACTTGTGTTTTTGAGTGTGCCGGCTGCAGGACCTTTATGGAAAATTGGTAAATCGTCATTTAAAAAAATGTTCCGGGGAAAAGTAGATATAGCATCAGTTGAAAAACAAATATTTGTTGCATCAAACAAGTTGCAAGCAGCATTTAAAACTGGTAAATTTAAACGTAACATGGGATACTTAAGTAGAGGACTTTTAGAAAGAGAATTAATTACACCAGAACAATACAAAGAGTTTCAAGCTGAAATTGTTACTGGTAAATTAAAATGGTCATTTTGGAGAACTAACGTTGAGTTACGTAAATCTTTTAAAGATTTTGCAATAATGTGTATGCATACAAATAAAATTAGTTTTAAACAGTTTAAACAATTAGCATCATTTAGTCCAAATTCAGCTGAATTGAAAGCTTTCGTGCAAGCTAAAGTCGACTTAGCTAAAAAAATGGGAATAAATAATTTATCGTTATCACCAGAAGAAAAACTCATTTTAAATCCAAGAAATCTTGCTACTAAATCTAAGAAATCTAAAACTAATATTAGGGGAGGTAGAAGATTCTAACAATAATAACTACCCACATATTTATATAAAAGAAACCCGTAAAGGATAAACATGAAAAACACATTAGCAGAAAATATGCTTAGATTTGCTCCAAAGAATTTGAAAGCAAATGACATAAAAACATTGAAACGATTGGCTGAGCAAACGGTTGATACGAAATCAATACTTTATTATAATCCGCAGCCTATTGCAAAAGTAGCACAATGGAATGTAGGTGGCGGATTAGAATCAGACTCGTGGATGCAATTGCAATTTGGACAAGGAAAGTCTGTTAGAAATTGGCTGTTAGGCAAAGACGCAACTGTATGTTCTATTATCGGAGGCAGTGGAATATATTCACCACACTTTGTTGCAACTAATAAAGCAATGTCATTCGCGGGAGATATTTTAGAAAATGACTCATTTATTGCAGCATCATCTATATTTTTAGTGGCTACTGAAGTAATAGAGCCTACAACTAAAGATGTAATAGCTACACGATTGCCGACAAAAGTCGTACTAATTCAGCCAACGGTACAAGGAACATTGCTAGAAATTGGGAAATTAGTTTCAAATAAAAAAGATTCTAAAGCAATTCGCGCAGCTGCACAATTAATTGTATATATAAATCAATTTTCTATATACACATTCGATGGTTATAAAACGCCTAGCGCGGCACTGGGAGGTAAAACCATGGAACAATACTTAAATGCTGGATTGCAAAAATCAGAGATCTCCGGACTTACAGCAATCAGTTTAGGATAATACAATGTAGAAAAGTGGGCACATAACCCACTTTTTAAATTAAATACTACTAATTTTAGTTCTCACTAATTGCATATAGATTTGTAATACTACCATCAACTGAGTTTGCATTATAACAAAAAGTAAAACTTCTAGTCTGGCCGGTATTAATATTTTTCATTTTAATACGTTCAAATCGAACAGTACTAGTTGAAGATGACTTAAAACTTATATCCCATATTGCAGTATCTAAAACTTGCACTCTTTTTCGAATCCATTCCGTAAATGAAATTTGAAACAAATCACCATTGCTAGTTGTAATAAGCACAAAAACGTCCGTTACGATTCTAGGATTAATTTTTTCAAACTCATATTTAGTTGCTGGATTGGTTAACAAAGTTGACATTAATGCAAACGTCAAACTATCATTATCTCCTTCTTTATGAGTCATATGAAATTCAGATAATTCCAACATAACGCCATCTACAAATGTATTTTGTGCATTCAACGTCCCACTCAATGCCACTACTAAAATAAATGCTAACTTTTTCATGATCTTCTCTTTTTAATTATATTATAAATATAAGAAAAAGATCAGTAGTATCCAACCAATATACCAAAAAAATTTAATCTTTTTTTACAAATCCACTTAAAAAGTTTCGCTGTTTTTCAAGGGCTTCTTCTAGCTTTGATTTTCTAGGAACTTTTGGTTTTTTTGTAACGCCGCCGTGCACTCCAACAACGCTAGGCTGATCATCCACGTGGCTGCTAGATCGTTTGGATCTTGTTTTTGTGACTTTTGTGCTAGAGTTTCTAACATTTGATCTGCTACCCGAATCGTCATTTCCGCTTTCATGGTCTGGCCTTCTGGCGTTAAGAGATACTGTTGTAATTGTTCTGGCGTTAGACTCGATTTGGATGCGTCTAACGAGCTCGTCTGGTCCGAGTGCCTTAGTGGTTGCGAAGTGGATGTATCCTGTGTAATATTGGGTCTTTTGCCCCTCATATTCAAGACCACACGGATACCTAGTTTTATGGCACGATTGTACCATGTACTGAACGCCCCAACTAGCTTGTTTAATCGTTGTAACATAACCATATTGTATTCGACCCATCCAATAAAAGCAAACCGCTGCTCCGGGTTGGAACTGCGGCTTATTAAATTTATTTAGAATGGCGTCTGAAATGTTTTGCTTTTTTGCCATTTCATTGTTAATTAAGACAAATTACAGATGTTTGATCTATAATTTTAAAAATTCTAAGATATCGAGTAACCTTGTCGGCTTTGAACATCTTTTCAGTATCTCGGTCACGTCGTAGTATATACCCTGTTTCTGCAAACGTGTATATAATATGTCGCATTGCACGCAAACCATTTGATTCAATCATTATAGTATCATTATCGATCATGACTTCAACAAAGTCAGCATCAGGTGTTACTTTTTTTTGAATCGCATTTGCATCTGCAGATTGTACTACTAGTTCGGTTAACATGACCCGTAAGCCATTATTACGCAATTCTTCAGCTTCATACAATTCCATCAAGAAACCTATTCGTTCCTTTTTTGTTAGTTGTTTGAAGTAATTGTACTCTGCATAGTTAACGTTAATGTTGTCAATTGGATTGTTCATATGGCAGTTCCTTTATCTCAAATAAATTATCAACATCTTGTACTGATAATTGTTTTACTTGTTTAATAAATTCGCGTGCCTCGTCCAAACTCGTTGCCATTACACGACCTATGATTTCGTTAGTAGAATCTGATTTATAAAAATATACATACGTTTTCATAGCGATACTTTATTATAAATATAGGCCTAGTTCATATGCCTTTGCACATGTATTAACGGTATCAGTCAATGTTGTAGATAAACGGCCTAATTCACATTTATTCAACATTGATTCGCGTCCTTTGATTGAAACTTCAAAGGTTTCTGTTTTTCCTACTCGTTCAGCATATAAATTAGTTGATAGTATTTCAATTGATTTTGCATATGCAATTAGATCTTTATAACGCATTGGAATACGGTTTCCTGCTACGTGAAGTTCTCCAATTAATACATTCATTGGATCCGAAGCAAATAATTCTTGTGAAATTTTGTCCTGGAATTGGAAATCTAATTCTGCCCAAGTTTTACCATATCGCGTTTTGAATTCTTCGGTAATGGCCCATGGTTGGTTGATACTTTTAGTCATTGTGTTAAATTTTATAAATTGTTACTGTGTATACATCTTTTGAATAGTTATGACGAACTATTACCGATTGATATTTTTCAATGAGCATATCCATAATTAATCCGGGATGCACATAAAAAAATCCTTGGTGGTGTTGTGTGTTAATTGGTGATAGCAGATTAAATGCTATTGCGTTATTTGCAGTGTTGTATAATATGGCAATATCATTGAATAGTTTCTGTAAATCTTGGTCTTCTGTTTCACATCTTCTTTGAGTAAATACGCCAGACGCAACTACCCAATCCGCAGTCGGCAATGAAACTGACTCAAAAGCACCGGTAATTACCTGTTGTCCGTGCTTTTCCAATGCTAATGCGGTCATTATAGGATTATGATCAATTCCGGTATAAACTGGCGTAGTATCATAAAAATCTGCTATAAATCGAGCTAAATCTGCTCGTCCACACCCTATATCTAGGATAGAATTGATTTGTGGGTTAAATCCTGCCAATAAGTTCTGAAATAAAAACAATTGTTCATTTGTTTCATGATATCCTATAGGTTTGGGACTATGCATCATATAATCAGCATCAGTTGGGGCTAAATTGTCCCAAAGTTGCTTAGTTTCATCAGCTGGATCTAATATTTCAGCAATTCTTTGTTGAGTGTCTTTATTATTCATCGTTTATGGATTCGATTAGCAATACGTTCTTTATTTTGTTGTTTTCTTTCGGCTGATATCAAAGACTTTAATGGATGTGTTCTGTTCAGGTTACGTTCGGTTTGAACGGTTAAAAGGGCAGTATTCCATGCCGCTTCTGGAGAATCACAATCATTGTATAAAAAGATATCATTCAGATTCTGATCATTCCATTCCACAAAGTACTCGCCAGAAGCAGATACCGAAATAAATGCTCCTGGATACTGAGTTTGTACTCGTTTTTTTATGGATTCTATTTTAAACATTGCTTATAGATTAAGCATGACAGATTGGTAAATCTTCATTTTCTAGCATTTCTTTATAAGGAATGGTTGTTTTAATCATATCCGTATCACAAAGCTTAGCTGTTAAAGATTTATTAATATATGTATTTTTTGATGGAGCAGATCCTAACATGATTAATGCAGTTCTGCGTTCCAATAACACATCATATACCGTTTGTTTGTTAATTGGATATTGATCCAATATAACTCCTACTTGGTGATTGTCTTCTGTAGTTACAATTACCGTTTGTCCTGGCTTGAATCCCATTATTCTAAGATTTTAACGATTTTGCTAGCATTCACTGATTTAACTTCAAAGTCAAAGTTGTAACCCGTAAAGTCTTTTACAACTTTAGATTCTGCTTCGGTAACCGAAAGTGCCTCAACGAGGTATGATTCTGTGGTTTTTTTGATTTTAACACCTTTTGGTGTATCAACTTCGTCCGTAAGTTGGACTTTTGCTACGTAATAACTCATTTTTTTGGTTTTAAATAATATTTCTTACCTTTATTATAAGAAATTTATGTTGTATTTCCAATATTATTTGATTTTTTCTAATTCTTTTTGTAAACGACGCTGATTTCTGTGAAAATCATAAGCTTGTTTAATTTGTCTAGGAGTTAAATCAAAATTTACTTGCAAATTATCTAAAATATCAGCAATCATACGTTCTTTATCAAACGTTGTTTTAGAAGTTTTAATAATTGCATCCATGATTCGTTCTAACTGACGAATATATTGCTTAGGTAATCTTTTTAAAACGCGTGTTTTTGTTAAATGAACCTCAGAATCAGCTGGCTTTTCTTTTTTTGCTTCATTTACCAAGCGATGAACCGCTGCTACAGATTCTTTAAGAATATCACCATACTTAACAACCCAAGCAACCTCAGGTGCCGGTGGCGTTTCCATAGGAGGCATTGGAGCCTCAGGCGCAGGTGCGCCCGAAGCATCCGATCCGGCCTCTATTTCTTTTTTATCTTCTGCTCCTAATCCAGCTACATCATCTAATGATAACTGTAATTCTAATGTATAATCAGTATTCAATCCATAACCGGTATATGGTACTATTTTAATAATACCGTTTCGAATTAATCCTATTAAGATGCCCGGACTTAAGTTTAAATCAGCACCACTTCTAGTCATGAATTCACGAATACCGATATCACTTGGCGAATATATAATACCTAGGTGTTGCGAACCATATGCATCAAATTTTCCTAGGAATTTCTCTTCAGCTGGTGTGAATGGAGAATTTGACGGTGCACTGGGTGCATTATCAGTTTGTTTCTTAGGAGCTTCTATTAACATTGAGCGCAATGCGCCTTCGATTATATATTTTAATTCTGCCATGTTATATGTATCAGATTGCAGGTGTTTTAGACTCAGCCAATTGAGTTGAACGATATTTACCAACTAATTTTTTCATTTCGTTGATTGATTTTCTTGCTCTAACTCCAGCTGCCTTAACTTGTTTTTCTTGAAAGCGATCGTGGTTTTCTTTAAATACCAACCAATGTGCTTCCATTGCTTCATAGATTTCTTGTGATGTCATATTAACCTTTTGTTTATTTATTATAAATATCATCTAACACAAAACGGTCCATAAATAAATTAATATTTTGATCTTCTAGTTTCAATATATTGTAATCAATTAAATCTAGATGTATGTGATTATCTTTAAGATAAATTTGAATGATATGATCAGTATTAATAAATCGTAGCTCAGTATTCGACCCATCAATAAGTTTAATAGGTATAAATTTGCTACGATTCATTGTCAGTCTAATCCTGAATTTGTTTGTTTTCTTAACATATC